CCCACCATTTTTCCCACCATTTTTCCCACCATTCTTCCCACCGTTCTTCCCACCGTTCTTCCCACCATTCTTTCCACCATTCTTTCCACCGTTCTTCCCACCAACATTTAAATAGGTGAATAGAAAAACCCGCCTTATAAAAAGGCGGGTTTTATATTAGTCTATATTGACAGGTGTTATAGGTTTGTAATTGTGTAAAAAGACGGCGTAGTAAATCTTTCTCCAGACTTGATTACTTTAACGCCATGTAGGTAATTAATATCGCCGGGATGAGCAACTGCAAGCCCTGGTTCCGGCTTCACTTCAATATCATGTTCAGGGTAATATAGTTCTCCCCCCTCAAAATCATCATTATAATATATAAGCGAATTTAAATCATATGTAGGAAACGGATTTGGTGACCCATCATTTAGCTGCTTGTCAGCATGTGGACGTTGTTCTATCCCAGGAAACCATCTTATAATAACCGGTGGTCTAGCTGATACCTTAACATTAAAAGAATCTTCTAAGAAATATTTCATTTTTAATATATATTTATCAACAATATTATAAATATCCAAATTTATTCTAGATAAAATTTCACCGCTACACTGTCTGTTTGACCAATACGAAGCATCATATGTGCATGTGCCGTCTTCTGAATATTGGTTTTCCCCGGCATCCATCCATTCAGTTATTGTAGGCAAAAAATCTTGTATAGTTTTAAGGTCTTCTAAATCTACAAAGTTTTTTAAAATCTTTATATTTTCTTTTGAACTGCCAAAATGTCCTGGTCTTACTAAAGATTCTTCCATCGGTTGTCCTTTGCAAGTAAAAAGTTTATGTGATATAGTATATCATTATCGCTTAATGATTGGAGATTTAAATGGAATTTTTTCACGTCGGTGCATGTGCAGATAGTAAGGATAACGCTAAGTTTGGCATTTATTTGTATAGAAACGCCATACCAAGAGAGCTAAATATTCCAGAAAGATTAGAAGCTGCAATAGGCGATAGTACGCATGAACTATTCAAATGGTCAGATGCAATGGTTGGCTATAACGTGAAGATGCCAGATTACAGAGATTGCGTTGATCTCAAAATGAGCCCAAGTCATTGGCAGTATTTAACTCCAGAGTTTGAAGAAGTAAAAAAGTGCTATGAAGATGTAGAAGTAAACTTAAAAAAATGTTTGACCCATTACGAATCTTTGTATAATTTTAAGATGGATTATATGGAAGCCATAAATTTCGTTAGATATAATCCAGGCCAACACTTTGCGGTCCATGCTGACCACGGGTTCTCATATACATGTACATTGTCTTCAGTTATGTACTTGAATGATGATTATGAGGGCGGCGAATTGTGGTTCCCTTATTTGAACATAAACTTTAAACCCCAAGCTGGGGATATTGTATTATTCCCTTCCACCTACATATATGCACACTCTTCTTTGAAGGTAAAGAGCGGAGTTAAATATTCTGCCGTTACTATGTTTGATTATAATGATAATAATCACAAGCATGGCATTGGCTATGGTGGTGATGGAAGTAAAATAACAGAAAATGTTGGGATATCTAAAGCGGATAATGTGCCACTAACTTACCCAATGCCACAATAGGAGAGATTTATGGATGATCAGCAAATAAACCCGTTGGAAATACCAACGGTCGAATACTATGACGAATCAATTTACGATTTAAAGCTAGAGTCTTTAGATGGAGAAGATAATATCTTTGAAAAGAATAAGGGCAAAGTTACAATGCTTGTTAATGTTACTGGAGAATGTGCTAATTCGCCGCAGTATGTAACGATACAAAATCTATATGATAAATATAAAGATTTAGGTTTTGAGGTAGTAGCTGTCCCAAGTACAGATTTTTGTGACCACGCATACGGAGAGTTTAAAAATTCAAACGCGAGCCCAGAGTTGATGCGCAGTCATATGAAGGACTTGTACAAAACGGATTTACCCTTTGCCAAGATGGCAGCGATTGTAGAGGATTCGGAAACAGGTTTGCCAGTGCATCCTTTCTATCAAAAAGTTCAAGATAATAAAGATCCTATACAGGGTAATTTTGAAAAGTTTATTATTAGCAAAGACGGCAAAAAAGTAGTTAGGTATTGCAATTCTGATCTACTAGATCTTGCGTATAACTCTGGAAATAGAACAATCAATTCGGAAACAGCCTTAAAAAGTATTACCGAAACTATAGAGCATTTTCTTGGAGAATCAGATATAATAGTTGAATGACTAAAGTTACTTTAACTAAGACAACGCAAGACGCTCCAGAAATACGCCAGTCACGAATAAAGCGTGAGTGGATGGACAACACGTACAACAAACATGCATATCAGTGCCTGCCTATGACCTACGCAAACGTTTATGGCTGGGAATTAATCTTGCCACAAGACGTTGTTGCACAGTGGGACGGTGGCAATACTGTGCCCAAGATACTTGAAGGGGCAGAGTATAAGGGTAGACAAATAGCTTATGGTGGAATTATTGGAATGGTTTCTTTTTCTACTGGATGGGCATTTGGTACAGAAGATGGACACGAAACATTTATAGGCGGTTCCCCTAACTACATGGTAGACGGAGCTTCCCCCTTATCAGCAATTATACCAAGTAGTTGGTGGCCAGATGAGTTCCAAATGAATTGGATGATAAACAAGATTGGGGAACCAGTTGTTTTTGAAGCTGGGATGCCGTTCATGTTTTTTAATATTTTTGATAGCACAGTTACAAATGATGTAGAATTTAAAGTAGAAAATTTGTGGGATAAACCAGAGCTAATGAACTCTAGACAAAAATATGGCGATATGAAAATGAAAAATAATCAAGAAAATCCTTGGACATGGACAAAAGGAATAAGGACTGGTCTTGACGCAGATGGCAATAGGATCGGGCCAAGCTTTACTGGTCTACCAAAGCTAGATGAACCAAGTTTATGAACGCAAAAGATAAAGCAATAATTTATTTGGATAACTCTATTAGATGTTTATCTGAGCTAATAGAAAATTCAAATTCTGATTCTCTAGTAAAGGACGCCAAAGAGTCTTTGCTAAATCAACAAAAAGCATTAAGGGAAATTAGCAATGAATCCTAAAGAAATTAGTGAAGAGTTAATACATGAATTTACCGAAAACATGGACGAAGCTATTCCTGCTTATTCTGAAGAAGATCAAAACATCGTCATGCCAAACGGCGGAACAACAAGAGAATATGTTTTGACTGAAGCATTTGCAGAAATTAATAAGTATATAATCTTGCCTTTATCTCCATCAATAGATGATTTGATATGAAAACCTACGATGCAAAAAAAGACCTAGAGTATATCAATGAGCAATTATTTTTATATTTATATATAGTTGGTTTAAATCCTAGAAATATTGATGACTACTCGATAGACGAAATAATAAATTCGGCAAGAAAAGTTTCTATTGCCCCTATAAGTGAAGTCGAGTCAGGTTCTAAGGATTTTTCAAATGATCCTCTTTATTTGTTTTTAAAAAATCAAAGAATATCTTTGATTGGAAACATTAGAAGAATTTGGTATATGCGACAGTTGGCAATCGGAGCGATCAACAATGCAGTATGATGTAAACTATTTTGATAATTTAGTTAAGCTAATCAAGTATAATGATATTGAATCAGTTGAAGATTCTATATCAAAAAGTAAAATTATAAATCAGTATTTAGAATCTTTCTCTATAGACAAGAGAAAAATAGCCGCTGGTATGGATTTTATGATTTGGTATTTTGATGTTTTTAGCAAGGAAAGCCATTTTTGGAATGTTAACCCAGCGTACTTCTATGCCGCTAACACGCATGAATTTGGGTTTTTAACGGCTAGCCCAAAAACTTCGCTAATGACACTCCCAGCATTTAACACAGGTTTAGCTAGGTTGATGGAAAAAAAATCAAAGCTTTCTTTATTAAACAATTATCAACTACACCTATTTGAACACTACATAGGCGATGAGCCGTGGTCTTACGATACCGTAACAATGCAAGATATACAATCCGGCAATGGTGGTTACTATGATTTCATATGTATGAGTATCCACGATGTTATCCATGATCCTAGTTTAGTTATAGATTTCTTTAATTTATTAAACAAAAATGGGACAATGATGATGTTGTATACTGGTACAGATCAGCTTTATAAAGATGAGTCAGTGTATACTGATTTTTATGAAGTCCATAGAAATCTAATCAATATGAAAAATTCATGTGTTTACCATAACCCTACAGGAGCAGCTGTTACTTACGCAGTTAGTTTATAAAAATGATTATTATAGATGATTTTATAAAAGATAAAAATTTACTAGAAGAAATAGAGTTGACCCCAAATTTCTTTCCAGAATCAATGGGCGACGAAGAAAGAATAGCTACAGTCTTAAACAGCTACCATGATGAGAAGTCCGATTGCTTTGCTCCGTATATGTTTTGGGATGGTTGGCTGAACTCTGAAGCAGATACTCCAAGAAAAAGATTAATTAAAAAAATATGGGAAAATAATCTTCCATTTCCCATAGAGGAAGTTTGTGGGTTTGAATATTGGACTAGAACCTTTAAGCCTGGTCAATTTCTTGATGTTCATGTAGACGAAGACACATTTCTCTACGCAGATAAAAAAATATTTAAAGGTCCAAAAATAGGATGCGTATACTACCCCCACACAAACGATGTAGTTGGAGGCTTTCTCGAGATGCACCCAACAGCCATCCTCGAGGATGCAGTTGACGCTTTAGAGAGAGAAAACGTAGATCCTTTAATAGTCCCAATAGAATTAAGGGAAAGAATATCATGTAAGCCTAATAGATTGATAGTGTTTGATGCTGGGCACATTATACACAACACAACACCCCCGATTAAAGGCGTTCGAAGAGTTGTAGTGGTAAACGTATGGCACAAAGACAACCCCCCATCAGCTTTAAAAACTGGTGAATTTTATTATGAATGAAAAAATTGATTTATTTACATTAAGTATATATAAAACTTTTTTACAAAACATTGATAACGATAAGTTGTTAAAAGAAATAGAAGGATTTGGCACAACACCAAATGTAAAAAATCCATCACCAGCTCATACGTTTTATGAAGATAAGCTGTACCCTTTTGGTCAACCAGAATCAATGAAGTTAATTGAAGAAATAACTAATTCTGTTAATCATTTTATTAATTTAGATATGGTTATGGATTCTATTTGGTCAATAACTCTAGAAAAAGGTCAGTCTGTTTTGAGTCATACGCACAAGGTAAATACTCAACTTTACCCAGAAGAATACTACTCTGTATCATATTATGTAAACGCACCAAAAGATAGTGCGGATTTAATATTCGTCACCACACATTGTAATACGGTAGAAAGAGCAACTTCGGTTAAGACCGAAACAGGAATGCTATTAATATTTAATTCTTATATCCCTCACATGACAAATAGACAATACTCTGAAGAAAAAAGAGTTGTTGTAAGTGCGAACTTTATCCCCAAAGAACCAAACACTAAGCCTAGCGCAGATTGGTCAGAGTATAAAGTCCCAAATAGGTAGAAAAATAAGTTTTTAAATATTACTATTACTGTGGTATAATTATTATTTAGGGAGATTTTTATGACTGTAACAAAAGAAACTTACAAAGAATTCATAGGCAATATAAAGATTAAT